AGAGTTCATAAACACCTGCCCGCCACTCACCACAAACGGCGTAGTAATGGTCCCGCCAGCCAACGTGTTAACAACAGCGAACCGATCAGCGCTCACCAGGAACTGGCTTTGCAGAAGGCCTTCGGAGTTCTGCTCGATACCGAGCCCAATACCGGCCGCTACATACTGGCCGTTCTGGTTCACCTGCATCTTCACCGCCCACATGGTGGACAGCTTGCCGTCGGTATCCGCCTGCGCCTTGGCCGTGATCTGGATAGCAGCCTTGTTCTTCCATTCGCTGAGAGCACTCGCAAGGTCACCCTCGTCCGTACCATCGCGCCCGCCGCCGGCTATGGCTTCGAGCGTGGTGGACTGCGAGGCGATCGCCTTGCTCGTGTCGACCAGTGACTGGCTAACGGTTTGCACCGCCGCCGAGTTGTCATCGACTTCGCCTTTCAGTTGGTCGATGCGCTCGGCGGTTGCCAGCTTATCGGTAGCCACCACCTGCTCGAGTGTGGTCAGTGCTGCCTTGTTCTGGCCGACTGCCGCATCCAGCGCCGTGGCGCGCTCAACCATGGCCTGATTATCGGATGCCTGCACCTTGACCTGCTGGGCGAATTTCGCAGCCGCATCCCAGTTTTGCAGCGCGCCCGATAGGTCACCCTCCCCATCATCCTCGCGCCAGCTTGCCTGGAGCGATTGCAGGGCCGACGCCTGAGCCGTGACCTTGCCGCCCACGGTTTCGATTGACGCCTTGTTCTGCTGGATCTGGAGCGCCATGGCCTGGGTTGTTTCGGCAATGGTGCCCATGTTGAACCAGAACTCGGCGGCGGGCGGCGGGGTATTCACCGGAACCGCTTTGATCGCCTGGTACAGGTACTGGCCCTGCCGAACGATTTGCCCGACGGTGTATGGCTTGGCCGGATCGTAGGCCAGGGCGTCCGTTACCTGGTCGATCAAGTCTTCCAGTTCCTGCTTGGCCTGCTCCAGCCTGTCATTGACCGAGCCAGGGCCGGAGCCAGAGATCAGGTCGATCTGGTCCATGATCTCCTTCGCAAGCTCGGTATCGCCAATCTGGCCGGCGATCAGATCAAGGATCGGACCAGCCTGCGAGCTGGCCTGCCCAATCACGCCATTCACAACCGGGTAGAACGGCCCGATGTTGCCGGTACGGTCCACCAGGCGCGCCCAGAAAAACAACGTGGCGCCCGCCAGCAGTTGCTGCATGCGGTAATCTGCCTGTGGATAGGCCAGGTCGGCCAGCTTGGTAGCCACCGACAAGTCATTGGCCGGGCCATACCACAGCTCGGTGCGCTGGGTGTCTTCGGCGCCGGCCGGGAAGCCCCACTTGATGCCAATGCCGAAGAGCTCGCTGGTGGTGGTCAGGAACGCCACCGCCGGCGGCAGGCCGACCTTCCCTTCCAGGTTGGTCAGTGCCGACGTGGTCGGGATCGAGGACACATTGAGCGCGCTCACCGCCCGCACCCTGGCCATGTATTGGCCGGAGTAAATGCCGCGCACGTCGACCATCTGCTCGGCGGTGCGCGGCACAGTGACCCATTCGCGCGCGCCCCACTTCCATTCAACGTCATAAGCCACAGCGTTCGGCGCCGCGTCCCACGCTATGGACATGACGGTGACCGCAATCCCCTGCTCGATGACAACGTGCTGGCTGAGCATCACCCGGGCCGGAGCGTCCTGACTGCCCGCGGGAATACCGGTGATTGGCCGAGGGTCTACCACGGCCCCGTTGTCGATTGCTTCAAACTTGCTCGGGTCGTGCTGAATAACTTCAAACTGGAACTGGTGCCACTCCGGCCGCGTGACGTTGCGGACGTAGAACTGCATCAGCTTCAGGTCTTCGTAGTCCAATATCCAGCCACACTCGGCCTGGGGCTGCTCGCTGAAATCGGCCATCACGGTGACGTCGCGCCCAGCAACCGACTTTACCACCCGCCCTTCGGACTTGCCGCTGGGCAGGTTGACCATCAGGCGCGCGCCGACCGGCACCACGGTATCGCGATCGAGCGTAACCACACGTCCAGCGGCCGCAGCGATCCGGCCACCGTTGTTCCGGCCAACCAGCATTGGGTCGGCCACGGCGATAACCTGACCAGGCTTTGGGATATCACCGTCGAGCCCGACCCGAAATACACCGCCCTGGGTCTGCAGCTTTTCTGTCAGCGCCGCCCACTGCCCGGCGCGCTGCGCCTGACCCAGGGATGTGCAGGCGATGGCGTCGATGGTGGTGTCGCGCACGATTCCGCCAAGCTCGACCATGGCCTCATCATCAAATACCGGCTCCTTGTCGGTTTCAAAACCCTGGTCCGGATTATCCCAGGACACCATGTAGAGCGTGTGCCGATCGCGCGCGCGGGTGCCTTCGTACTTGATAGCGCCATTGTTCAGGATCTGCGTCTGGTTGTACGTGTACACCGGATCGCCTGGCATATCGGCATTGACCACGATCTGGCTGCCGTCCCAGTAGGCCAGACCATGAAATATTGACGCCAGGTCCTGAAGCACGGCGTAGGCTTCGGCCTGCTTCTGGAAATAGAGGTTGCAGGTGAAGCGCGGCTCCATGCCCCCCTTCCCATCCGGCACCATCTGGTCGCAGTACTGCGCGATGCGATAGAGCGACCAGCGATCAACCATTGTCGCGTCGATCCGATCACCGAGCCCGTAGTACGGGTGCAGCACCAGGTCGTAGAAGATCCACGCAGGGTTGTTGGTGTAGACCTCCTTGAAGGTACCGTCCCAAATGCCGTTACTTGTGCCGGTGCCCGACGTTGCGTAGGTGCGGGTTGTCGCGTCGTAGTTGCTCGGCACACGAATAATGCGACCACGCATGAGGACGGCGATCTTGGCGATATCTCCGCCGAAAGTCTGGGCGTCGTACTCAAGACAGCTGACGGCGGTGAGCGGGTATTCCTGATCGCTGTCGACCACCTCGGCAATTGCCTTGACGATCATCTGATCGACGACAAGGTCGGAGTTTGCGTTTGGAGTCAGGCGACGGACGCGAATAGTCCAGCGGCTGCCGGTGGGCAACTCCAGGCGGTGCGCCCGCTCGTACTCCGTGATGTTCTTGCGATCTACGGCGGATACCAGCACTTCAACGTAGGGGCCGTTGTCGGTGGATATGTCCACGGCATAATCGATACGCACGCCATTGATGTTACCGGCGGCGTCCTGACTGCGAAGCGTTGGCCAGCTCAGGCGGATGCGCGCGGCATCGCTCATCGAGTTGGTGATGGTGTACAGCCATGGCGTTCCGTAGATCAATTCCTTCTTGACGTCGATCTCGTTACTGGATTCCTGTATTCCCTCCAGGCGCTCCTGATTCAGCTCGCCAGAACGGAACTGCCACTTCACACTGGGATAGTTGATCGTGCCGTCAGCGGCCTTCACGGGTGTTCCGTTGAGCTTGACTGAGCGCAAGTCGTCGACCGGACCAACAATAGGACCCCAGCTCCACAGGTAGGTGATTCGCGCGGTGGAGATCGATGGCACGCTATTGGAGGCGATGCTCGGCTGCTTCTGCTTGGCCTGACCGCCCTTTCCGCCAATTACGGCCCGGCGCTTACGAGGTGCTGCGCGGCGCGCCTTCTTTTCTACTGCGCTCATGCGCCCTCCAGAATGCAAAAACCCGCCGAAGCGGGTTGGTTGTGGTAACTGAATCAGATGTTGTCTTGGGTGTAGATCCCGCCAGACTCGACCGCGCCGCCGATCTCGCGCTCGCCGTAAAGCAGTGGGTACGGGTTGCCCTGGGCAATAGTTGTCACCGCCCCGCCGAAGCCGTAGCTCGGGTTGTTGCCGTCATCGTTCTGGCCATCGGCGGTGGCCTTGGTGGTGGGCGACAGCATTTGAACAACGCCGCCCAGGCCGACAGCGGCGCCGGCGGCGAGAAGGCCCATCCCCAGAGTTGAGGTGGTGCCGCCAGTAAATAGGCCGGCCACGATCAGCACCACGCCGAGAAGCGTCTGAAACATGCCCGCCTGTTTGCTGCCCTGGATAATCGGCTGAATGCGGATGTCGCCCTCACCTCGGCCCACAAGGTCAAGCTCCTGCTCGCCCAGATTGCGCTCATCTACGAACACGGCGAACACAAGGCCGCGCTCTTCGGCGGTGCGCAGGTACTTCTCAAAGCCCGGCTTCATCATGCACAGCGCCGCCATGGCATCACGGAAGCTGTGAACGTCCAGGGTGTACTGCTTGCCAAACTTCTTGCCCAGCACGCCGCCGAGCTTGATGGTACGCATGGTCATGGGCGGTAGTCCTTGTGCCGGAGGATCAATTTCACGCGGTTCGCCATCGACCAACCGTAGATTTCACGGATAGCCAGGCGGCCAGGCATGTGGTGGTAAATGAACGGCCCGGAGCCACCAAGTTTCGGCGCCGACTCGCTGATCAGCGACGGCTCATCGCCCAGGTAAATCACTGCGTGATTTGGGAAATAGCACTCCCGGCCTGGCGTGGGGATCTGCAACACCAGCATGTCGCCGCGCTTCGCCTCGTTTACCTGGTAGAAACCAGTCGCCGCAAAGTTGTCCTCGTAGAGGCTTGGGCCGTCTTTCTGCTCCCACCACAGGTCGGAGCGTTCGAAGTTTGGCAACTGCAGGCCCGCCTCGCGCGCGTACCAATCGCGGCACGCCGCCCAACAGTCAAGCAGCCCATGGGAGAAGTCCCGGCCCAGCAGCGGCGCCTGGAAGCCCGAAGGCTTGAACCACTCGAAGTCACCGCCGGGCCAGCCGACAATGCCCCATGGCAATTCATGCAGCTCGCAACTGACGCGGTCGGCCATGCTCGGCGCCGGCGCCTTGTCGGGGTGGCTATGGATGATCGCCAGCACCTCGCCCCGATCTTCCGCTCGGGCCATGTCCTTATGGTCGATTTGGAAATGTTCGCGCGGCGTGGTGGCCAAGTTTACGCAAGGCACGTACTCGCGGCCGGCGGCGGACTTGATGACCACCCCGCAAGCCTCGGCCGGATAGACCCGCTCAGCGTGCGCGCGGATCTCATCCTGCAGTTTTTGATTGATTCGCATGGCTACCTCGAACTTGCGATAAGGCTTGCGCCCATGGACCCGCCGAAGCGCCGCGTGTTGCCGCGAAGTTTGCAGCTGCTCCACCAACCGCCACAGCGATCGAGGGCGGGGTTATCCGTGGGCTGGTTCTTTTTGTCGAACATCGCGGTGCCGGTGTAGGCGCAGGCCTCTTGCCGATAACCGCCCCGGCAGGCCCAGCGGCAGAGCTTGGTGATCTGCTGGGAGGGCAGCATCTGCCCTTCCATGTCCGTGGGACTGGACAGCGAGAACGTGACCGAGATGCTGGGCAGCGCCTCAGTCTTCTGCTCGATAAACCAAAGGTTCGTTTTCGACTGGTCGCTGGCTTCCGGGTTACCGTCAGGGAAATTCGCGGCGTCCAGGAAGTGGCGGAACGTCTCGATCACCTTGACCCGGGCGCCGGCCAGGTCGCGGAACTGGAAGCACAGGGCAGTGATCGCCCCGCGCACGCCGCCGAGCTCGTCGTCCACCTGCAGCGTTGGTGAAGCCGGGCGACCATCCCCGCGGATGTCGAAACCCTTGGCCTCGATCTGGAGCGGCGAATACAGCTGCCCCTGCCAGATGATGTCGCCCTCATGGGCATGGCCGTGGAACCGCCAGAGCATGCCGCCCAGGCGCGTAGCGTCCAACTCGTAAAGCCTGATCTGGTTGCCCGGCTCGAGCTTTTGAATATCGGCGTTGTAATTCATGGGACCTCAGAAACAAGAAACCCCGCACTTGGCGGGGTCTGGTGAGGGTTAAGGTCGTGGGTTGAACACCTGCTTAACGGTGAAGGTGACGGTGTAGATTTCCTCGCCGAGCGCTTTTTTCTTGTACCCGTTGGCTCGGTACCAGCCTTCCGGCTCACCTGGCGGGGCAAAGCGGAAAGCCTTGTAGCCTTCATGCCGATCCAAGAAGGCGATCAGCTCGGGAAGCTCCTCTCCCGGCAGATCCTCACCGGTATGCACCAAGTTCCAGACTTGGCTTTTGGTATTGATGCCAATTCCCCCAGCCTGGACCAGCCCGTCGCCAAACTCGTTTTCCCAAGTGCGCTGGCTGACATCACCATCGGCGCCGACCTCAACATCAAAAGTAAATGTCTCAGCCATCAACGCCTCCACAGCCGGCCACCCTGGCCCATTTCACGATCAAGAAATTTACCGAACTGCGTCTCCAGCCCGGCCGACATCGCCTGTCCTTGGCGTGCTGCATCCTGGTCTGTCATGCCGGGCTGGGCCTGCACGGTGATTGGTGCGCTGAAGACAATCTGTGTGGGCCCACTCGGTGCCGACTGGGCGCCGGCGCCAACCATTGCCGCGCGCCCATCGCCACCCGACTCCAGGCTACCAACACCTATCTGGGCTTGGGGCTGCGAACCGCTCAGGCCGTTGTCGATCCTCGCCAGCATTGCATCCAGCTTCGCGCTGGTTTGAGCCGTGGTAACCCGCTCACCCTTTTGCAGAAACCAACTGCCATCTTCGGGAACCGAATCGATACCGTCGTGCGCCATACCCGCCAGCGCGGTCATACCCACCGCCGATGCCAGGGGGCCGGTGACGGTCAGCGCCGCTGCCATTGCCGCAGGCGCGGCTGCTGGCCCGATGATCGGAATTGCCGCAGTCGAGGCGTAAGCGTTCAGGCCAGCCTGCAAGGACATAGCCTGAGCATTGGCACCCAAAGTGGTGGCGGCGCCAGCCTGAGTTGTTTTGCCCACCAGCAACTGCACGCCCTGGTAGATCAGCCACTGCGCCGCCATATCCCCCAAAGCCTTGAGCATCGACTTGGCGAAGTTACCGACCATGTCGCCCAGGGCGTCATCGGCGTCCTCCGCTCCACTGGCCACGTCCGAGAAGAAAGTGCCAAGCCCACCGGTTGCCTCGCTCAATGCGGTATTGGTGATGTCCGTTGCCTGGGCTGAATAGTCGCGCGCCGCATCCGCGTAATTGGCCCAAGCCTCGTTGACGCCATTCATCCAGTTGGCTTGCTGTTCATCCGTCGCAGCGTAGAAGTTCTCCTGCGCCAGCAGACGCTTGTTCAGCTCATCCTGCAGGACCTGGGTCTCATTGGCATAAAGCTCCGGCGTGATCTGCCCGGTGTTGCGCTGCTCATTGAGGCTCGCAACGTCAGCCGCGTACTTCTGCCGCATAGCCAGATCAGCGCGCATCCGGTCCCGGGCCTTGTCGCCCATACCGACGCCAGCCAACTCCTGGTCGAAGCCGTCCTTCGTGGTTTGGGTAGTCAGGGCTTGGGCATTCTTGAACGCCGTGAGCTTCAGGTCATCTTCGTTGGCCTTCTTCAGCTTGTTCAGCGCATCCAGCTCGGCGGCCATGCCCTGGAGCTTTTTCTTTTGCGCCTCGCTCAGTTTGCCGAGCTTGCCCTCCTGGAGTTCGAAGGAAAGCTTCATCACCTCCGTGGCTTCGTTCTGCTTGTTGCCGGTGGTGTTGATCAGTTCGATCTGGCGCTTGTAGCCCTCCTCGGCGGTGTCGAAAGACTTGAGCTGCTGCTTGGCGGCAGAGTTCGATTCGGTTGTGTTCTTCCTCAGTGCCTTAGCGGCGGCGTCATCCTTGGCTTTCTGCGAATCCTTAGCGGCTGCCGCCGAGCGGATCGCAACGACCATCTCGTTGGTGAGGTCAGTGTTCTCCGCAATGAAGCGGTTTGCTGCCTCAAGGCTGGTTTTGTCTTGGGCGGCGCCGAGTTGCTTCTGCAGCTGCTCCAAGTACTTCTGTCCAACCTGCGCAGCCGCAGCCTTCGCCGCATTGTTCTCGCCCTGGGCGCGGGTATTCGAATCGGTTTCGCCGGTTAGCAACGCGAGGGTTTCGCGCTGCTTATCCAGAACATCCGTCAGCCCCGAAACTTTGATCTGCCCGCTTTCAATGGCCTGGGCCATTTCCTCTGTGACGCCAGGGATCAATCGCAACTGATCTGCCAGCGCCTTCCAATCAACGGCCTGCCCTTTAGAGGCGTCAGCCACAGCCTTGTTCATCAGGTCCATGGCGGACTGCAGCTCAGCCGAGAGCGGCGTAATCCCCGCCATAAAGCCTGAAGATCCAGCCAGGCCGGCATTGACCATACTGCTTTGGAACTCGAAGGCCATTGTTCCGGCAGCGCCAGAAAGCTCTTCTTCAGTATCTGCGATCGATGCCCTCAGCTCTCGTAGAGTAACGGCCTGAGTTGCACGATTTAGCTTGTTGAACTTCTCTGCCAGCTTGTCGATAGGGTCGCCGAGATCACCAAGCTTTTCCTCGAGAACGCTTGTGTTGTCACGAAGAGTTAGAAACGCGGTCGCGGCGCCGATAGCCAGCGCGGCCACGCCGACCGGACCGCCAAGCATGCCAACAAGGCCAACCCCTGCCCGGCTCACGCCGACCTGAGCGGCCGCCACAGCATTGGTGGCCCGCGTCTCCGCAAGGCGGGCCTCCGCAAGCTGGAGAGACATCTGTGTCTGTACCGCAGTCCCGCGTGCTGCGATCGCTTCCTTCTCAGCTAGGAAAACAGAAGTTTGGGCTTTCTGCTGTTCTGCCTGAGCCACCAACAACACGGCCGTGGCCTGAGCTTTTCTGGCCGCAACATCCTTAAAGGCTGAGTAGGTAGCAGTTGCCGCCGATGTCGCTGCAAGGGCGCCATAACGCGCAAGCGCAGCGACAGCGGCCATTATTGCAACGTCTGCAATCGTCTCGAAATTGTCCCCGACCAAACTGATAGCCTTGCCGAGGGTGCCTGTGAAATCTGTCGCTTCGTTCAAGCGCCCAACGTAAACACCGAACGAGTTGGACAAATTTTGTACCGCATCACGCACTGCGATGCTCATGCCGTCAGCCAGTTCGCCATTTGCCTTTGAGGCCTTTTGAAGGCCTTCGGTCAGAATATCGAGCCCCAGCTTCCCTTGGGCGCCAAGACTTCGAATCGCTTCGGCTGTCTTCCCAGTGGATTTGGCAATAGTGTCAACAACCGTCGGCATCGCGGCGAGGATTGATTGCCAGCCATCGGCCTCAACCTTTCCGGTTTGGAGCGCCTTCGAGTAGGCGTCAATAGCAGAGCTGGCTTTGTCCGCAGACGCCGAGTTCGTCACAAGAAGGAAGCTGAAGCTGTCCATCACATCCAGCGCTTGGCTGGTGTTGTAACCCATGGACTTCAAGCTGTCTGAGGTTCGGATATAAAGCTCTTGAGCCTCAGCCAGCGGACGGTAGGTGCGCTTTGCAGTATCGAGCAGGCGCTGCTGCACCAGATCGTATTCGCCCACGCTCACTGTAGCCATACCGATCCGGTCGGACATCTGTCCGTATGAGTCTGCGGCCTCGATAATCTTTCCGATACCGGCCGCGCCAATAGCCGCGGCCATGGCGCTCTTTATCAGTCCAGATGCATGCTGCGCTCGCTCGCCCGCCCGATCAAAGGCGACATCAACACGCCCCAGGCTCTTATCAATCTTCCCGGATACCTGCGCGACACTAGAGTCGGCGCGCGCCATCTCTTGACGCAACTGGGCCGTGGTCGCCTCGATGCGGACGAGCATCCCCTGTACGTCGGTGTCGGCCATGCTTTTCTCCAGGCATAAAAAAGCCCACCGAAGTGGGCTCTATTCAAAAATAATATCAGTCCAAATAAAACTTTTGTTCAACCCCAAATATAGGGATTAGTGATAACGCCCTATCTAACCTGCCAACATCAAAGCGTTCCATGAACACCATTTCCAAATCCGATAGAGTACTCAGCCCTATTTGAACTTCGCGAGCTGAAACGCCAGTGTATGTTCCAGAGCCAGTCCAAAGATCCGCAAAATATGCACACAAGGCCTTTGCGTCACCACGGTCCGTTTGAAACTCTATCAGAACGCTTGGTTCGGACGGGATCATATCGCCCCTCGACATTACCGCCTGAGTGGCGCGACTGAAATCTTCAACCTTCCGTTTATTTGGATCGGGCTGAATGGCTGTAGCGCTGATAATTTTTGCTCCTCGAACCTTTTCTTTAACTACGCCTACGCAGTCGCGCATGATCGCGGCAGACAGCGCTCTTTTTGGAGGGACGAACGCAATAGACCCGATTATGAAAATAGCCACCACGGCGACAACCACGATAGAAACTTTTGCTCCCTTCCCCATTACGCCTCTCCATCAAAGTTAAACGGGGAGAATAGCAAACTCCATCTAGGCAGCCTGCCTACCGGTGAGTGCCTGACGCAGCTTATCCGCTACGGTCGAGGGTGACGGCTTACCGGCCGCCCGCTTGGCCTTACCACCGCCAAAAGGATTGGTCATCTGCGCCCATTCGATCTTGGCATCCATGGCCAGAAACAGTTCGGGCATCGGCGTGCGCCACGCCAGATCAGGAGGCCAGCCCAGCCAGCCGGTGGCCACCGCGTAGAGCCGGTCAACATAGCTGCCGTCTTCTACGGCACTTACGCCGCCGGCTTTTCCTTTCCCGAGCTTGGGCCCTTCGGGTTGTACAGAGCCACCAAGTAAGCATTCAGCTGCACAGACACTTCCAGCGCACCGGCCTGCCACACCTGCTCGGCGATAGCCTCGGCATCCTTGCCTTTCAAGCCTGCGCCGCCGGCGATGATCACCGCGCAACCATCGACGCTCACAGCGTTGATGGCCTGTGACGCGCCACGCAGCCCGCCGAAGTGAGCCTCAATGGCGCGCACAGCACTGAGCGTTGGCGTCAGGATATAGGTCTCGTCGCCGAGCTTGATCTCGACGGTACCGTAAAGGGTTTTGCTCATGTCGCGAATCCTTGGGTTTCGGGGCCGAAGCCCCGCAGGTTATGCCGCGGCAGCCGGGAGAATTTCCAGGATGTCGGAGTTGATGCCGATCGTGACGTTGCGGCGAACTACGTTGTCAGCAGCGCCGGCGGCGACGGTGTTGTTCATTACCTTCCCGCGCAGGTAGAAGGTGGTCGGAAGAATCGCCGGGGCGGCATCAGGGTCGCCATCGTTCAGCGTGATCTTGATGTTGTAGTCGCCCTTGCTGCGATCCTTGTGAGCGATCTTCAGCTTAGCCTGGCCTACGTCGCCGTTGTCCAGGCCGACGGCCAGGGTCAGGTCGCCGGCATCAGCAGTGCCCTTGTACTTGCGCACGCGGCCATCGCGCAGCGAGGTGAAGGTCACCGAACTGAAGGTGTCGCCGAACTCGCCCAGGTCTTCCACTTCGCCGATCTCGACGTAGGTGTCTGCCTTGTAGAGCGCTTCGGTATCCGCGCCGTTCTTGCTGCCGATGCTGATCCGGCAGCCGGCGGCTGTATTGAGGTTGTCGTCGGCCATGGGGGTTCCTCCAAAGGCACATTGGATAAAGCCGCGGGGCGGCCGGTGTTGGGTTTAGTGGGTGGTGATAATGCGGACCGTGATCGATCCCTGATACGTGACGCCGTCAGCATCGCGCTGGGCGTCGGCTTGCTCAACACGGACAGATACAGCGCGCCCGACGGTCAACGGCAGGCGGCGCTCATCCAGGGCGGCCACAACTTCACCGGTTATCCGTTTCACCTCGGCCTGGCCGTGGGCATCAGACCATACCGACAGGTAAATCAGGCGCTGCTCGCGCTTCCGGCCGGCGATGGGCGAGATGTTCGTGGACAGTTCTCGGTCAATGGACACGTATGGCATCGCCGTGTCCAGCGGCGCACCATCGTAGATGGGGCACGAGACCTCGGCCTCCAGCCTGGAGAACAGCGCCTCCTGCAACGCAACAGACGGATCAGCCATTGGATAGCCCCTTGCTCGCCTTGCTCAGCGTGCGCGCAATGGCCGCCTTGATGTTGGCCACCACATACTCCCGGTTCACGTCCTTCGAAGGACGAAGCCAGGGGTGCGCCGGGCGGGCCGGTATATCTGGATACTTGCCAAAGAAGTTGGTGCCGTCAGCCTTGTTCGTGGGGCGGCGCGTGCGACCCCCAGCGCGCTTGTTTCCGGTGTAGCCCTTGGTGCCGTATTCGATGAAGCGCAGGTAGAAGAACCGTTGCTTGTTCTTCTTCCCGCGGATACCGATCTGTGCGTCGAGGCCGCTTTGCGAAACGAAAATCGTAAGCGCAGCAGCGGCGGCACCAGTGTCTTTCGGGATTAAATCCTTCATCGTCGAAAGAATCCGCTCAGCGCTGTCGCGCATTACCGGGGCCAGTTCGTTATCCATGGATTGGTGGATGGTGCGAAGTGTCCGGCGCAGCTTGAAGTCTCCGGACATGCGCGAGCGGCGGGCGGCCATGGCCTACTCCTTGGCCTTGGCAGCCTTTTCAGTTGTCGCGGTGGACTCGGCTACCTGGCGAACAAGTGCGCGCGCGATAAGGTCTGCACCCAGCTTTGGGTCCACCGTAAACTCTTCACCCTTCTCCCGGTCGCCGGTAGCGCCGGACAAGGTGCCCAGGGCAATAACTTTCATGATTTACCTCTAAGGGTTGGGGACGTTTGAACACAGCAGCCGAAGCATGTCGCGCTCGTTGTTCGGCAGTGCGGCTTCGATTAAGTAGGTGGTGGCGATTCCATTTGCCGTATGAACCAGACGATATCCAGCAACAGCATCAGCCCTTGGCCTAATAATGATCTCGGCGGTGACTAGCGCCTTCACCTGCTCAGCAACCGGCGCGGTTCTCCCTGTAGGCAGGGTGATCTCCGAATAGATCTTGCCGAGGTCAATCCATGTGGTGTCAAAACCGCCAGTTGTATTTTTCACGCGATTCGGTCTTTGCAGCATGCAACGGTGCCGCAACCGTCCGGCTCTCATGGTGCCTCCCCAGGCGCCGGATCAACGACACCGCGCCAGTTCCTAGAAGCCCACAGCAATGAATCCACACCCATCGGCAGCTCCGCGGTTATGGTCCCGACCACAACCGCCTCTCGGGTCGAGTATGAGTTCCCCAACAAAAGTAGCAGCGCGTTTTTGAACGATGCCGGAAAATCCGCCACCAGCTTGAGCGCCGGGTTGTCGCAATACCACAGCGCCCAAGCCAGGGCAGACTCAGCGTAGAGCTCGATCAGGTCGTCATCGTCTTCATGGTCGACGCGCAGATGCTTGCGCATCAAAGCGATCGGCAGTAGGTCGGTGACGGGGATGCTCATTTTTTACCGCCTGCTTTTTTGGGTGCATTGGCCGCCGGTGTTTCCTGCTCCTGGATTGGATCGGCATCAACCTCTTCCGCCAAGGCCAATCCGATCAATGCCTCGGCATACTCGTCCTTTACCTCACGGACCTCGAACTGGCTGAAGTTGCCGGCGTGGTAGTGCGAGAACTGCCGCAATGCGCGAATCTTGATCATGACGCAATCGGGGCAGTTGCCTGCCCCGCCCTCGATTATGGTGCAGTTGCGAAAGGACCGGTGATGATCGCGGTTGGCCGGTAGTGGGCCAGGGCCAGGCGCTCTTCACAGAGGATGGTCAGCATGTTCTTGACGAAGTTGTCGCGATCTTCGCGGCTTACCTCGACGGTTGCGTCCATGCGGTCCCAGACCTGCGACGCCAGATCAAAGCCGCCGACGGTGAACGTGCCCAGTGCCTGGGCCTTGGTTGCAACCACTGGCAGCCCCCACATGACCTTGGCTGCGAAGGCAGCCGGGCCGCCGAAGATGTAACGGCCATCAGCATCTTTCAGCAGCGCAATGGCGTGCCAGTCGCGAGGGTTAAGGATGATGCCCGAGGCCTCGAATTCGGATTCACTGGTCTGGAAAATCGCGTGGGCAATCTTGTCGGCCCGGGTGTCTCCGGTCACGTTCAGCGCTGCGTCGTAGGCCGTGGCCACATTGTTCAGCCCGGTCAGGTTGTCACCGGTACCGTCACCGTTCAGCAGTTGCCCCTCTTCAACCAGGGCCAGACCGAACAACAGGCGGTTGTTTACATAGGATTCCAGCATCGGCGCATCGTCCATGACCTGGCGCGAAGCCTGGATCCAGTGGGCGATGGTTTTAACGTTTGCTGTTTCCTTGGTGAAGGTCAGGTTGGACTCAGGCTTCAGCGTGCCCTCGGCGACCGGCGCAGCGCTATTGGTGAAGATGTTCTCGCGAACATATTCCAGCGAGTTCGAGCTGATACGGCCCTGAGCCAGCAGGTCGCGAATGGTGAGGCGGCGCAGCCCTGGCATCAAAATTCCGGCGTTGCGCTGTGGCTCGATCAAAGCGCCGGCGGAGCCTGCCGTACTGCCCAGTTGCTTGTTGAAGCTCTTGACGTCGACCTTGCCCGACGACTTGCCGTCCCAGGACTTTTGAAGATCGATTGCCGTTTGTTCTGCAAAGGATTTCTTCGTTTCAGGGTTGTCCAGGTTGCCGGCGGCAAGCTTTTGCTCCAGGTCGAACAGTCTCGTTCCGGACTTGGTCAGCTCTTCCTGCACGGTCTGGAGATCGGACTGCAGCTTTTTGCTGACGGCGCCGGTCTCGGTGATTTCTTTTTTCTGCGCATCGAACAGTTCAGTCATGTTCTTTTGCGATTCTTCAATAGCCTTTTGGATCTGGGCCAATTCGGACATGGTTTATTTTCCTACAGATGGGAATGACTTAAGGCGATCGAGGATCGCGGTGATTTCGCCACCTTCGGAATCGCTCCGAACTGCGGACTTAATCCGGGCCACAAGGCCCAGAGCTTGCGACTTGGACAGACCGACTGAATCCCTCAGCCAGTGCTCAACGTCGCGGATAGTTGTGATCGACTCCATAGATTTCATGGACTCGATAGTTGCCAGCTCATTGGCTGGGAACGTGCAAATACTGATCTCGCGAAGGGCCGCCACGCTCTTGAACGCGCGGCCGGTGGCGATCAGGTCGAAATCGTCTTTCATCACGGTGAAGCCGACAGACATGCCCTCGACAGTCTTGTGTTCCATCGCGGCACGAAGGTCGTTAGAAACAGAAAGACCCGGCGTCAGTTCGCCTCTAACGATCAAGCCTTTGCTGTCCTCTTCAAGCGATTGCCATTTACCCACCGGCAAACCGTAGGTTTGATGGTTGAAGAACATGCCAACCTGCCGGCTCTGCGTGCTCAGGGATTTTTTAAACGCGCCCGGAAGGATGATGTCGCCATCCGAATCGATCACATCGAAAACGCTGGCATATCCCTCGAAAACCCCAACCCTTCCGCCGGAATCGAATTTGATCTCAGCCTCAGCGAAGGCCAGGGTCTTTTGGATGTTTGACATTTGGCAGCTCCAGAAAAACTAAACCCCGCTGGGTGCGGGGTTTGTTTGGCCAAGTTGGGTAAGTGGTACGTTCTGCGACTGCCTGGTGGCTACATCACCCCCTTCAACGGGCGGCCGGTTGTTGACGCGCCTACCTTCGTTGATCGTCAGCAAGCCGGTATCCACCAGAGTTTTCATGTAGTTCGCCCTGGCGGTAGAGTCGCCACTGAGAAGGCCGTCGCGGTTGTGCTCAGCATGAACTCGGCCGAGGTCGGACGGCTTTACCAGCCAGCGCAGGATGCTGCACTCCCAGATCTCCAAGTAGGGATCAAGGGCGTACTGTAGAAAGCCGAGGTTTTGTTGCTCGATACCGGATCCCCAACTGGTGGACTTTTCAACATCGCCCACCAGGTGGGGAGGCACACCAAAGAACCTGGCCAGCTCGCTCACCTGAAACTTACGCGCCGCCATCGTTTCAGCGTCCTGCGGGCTCACTCCAATAGCTTGGGTGGTAAAGCCGCCCTCAAGGATCCACAGCCGCTTTTTCACTGGGCCGCCGGATATCTCCTTGAAGTTCTCTTCAACCTGAGCGCGCTGTTCTTTATTGAGAACCTTGCCATCACCGGTCATCAGCAACTGCGGAGACTTGGCACCGTTCGCGTAGAAGTCTCGCTGCTGATCCTCCATGGCCACCGCGACACCAGCGCTCTTCGCCGCAAATGCGATCGGGGAAAGCCCTACGAGACCATTGAAGCCGAACCCTTTGAGATGGAAGATTTCTGCTTGTTTGAAGTCCGCATACTCATTGTCGCGACGATATCGATACACAACCTTACGACCTTCGAGCCTGACGTCCATGTTGGCTGAAAGAAGCGGAACCAGACTGATTACATCCCCGGCGCTGTTGCGCTCGATCAGTGCATACGCGTTGCCGTAATAACAGAGCTGCATCGTCATCGACACACGGAAGTCGAACGCGGTCATGAAAGAGTTGGGGCTATACCGCAGCAAGCGTGCCAGAGGATTATTGAGGTCCACCTTCCTGCGGTCATCACCCGTTGTTTCAAATACATCCAAGGGCATGCACGCCGTTACGCTGGATATCAGCCTTACACACGCGAATACCGTGGATATCTGGAGCGATCGTTCGTCATTGACGACCGAATCCCCTACTACCCCTGACGCTGATACAGGACCGGTCTGCGATCCCTTCTCAGGAGTAACTAGGCGGCCGCCGACAAAGAAGCTCGCCATACGCGCCCAGAAGGGACTGCGCGTGCGGAGGTCGATGCTGTAGTCGGTATCTGCCATTACATGCTCATCGGTCTGGAGAGGAAGTCGTCGACAGAACCTTGCACCTCAGCGTTCGCCAGGATGCGCCCTATCGTCATGATCAGCGCGACAGCGCCGTCGATCTTGTTGTCATCGCCCTGTTTGATGGGGCGCACGACGTCATCATTGCCGGGCAAGTTCTTGCCTATAACGTTGCCAACACACCAGGTCATGATCGGATTACCGTCATGATGGAACCGGCCGGCCTCAATCGCGGCTTCCAGCTCTTTCATCGGGTCCGACATGTTGGTGTAGTTCTGCGTGATCGTGACCGGATTGAAACCTTGGTCATCCAGATCGTGGCTTAGCCCCGTAGCGCCGTGCGGGTCAATCGGACACTCCCGCACCGGGGCTTGGTGGTTCGCCTCTTTGGTGTCCTCCAGAATCTCCCGGTAGTCCACCTCAGCCCCGTCGGTCACGTCCAAATGCTTGGAGTGAATCCAAGCCTGGAAGCGCTCAGCCATCCGCTTGTTATCGGTGTTGAACGCTGTGTCGTAAGGAACCCAGAACTTCGGCGCGATGCTGTAGTAGTGGTTCTTCCCATCGATGACGCGCCAGAACAGTCTCGCCCTCGAGTTCATGTCGAGCTTTCGTGCCAAGTCGAAACCTGCAATCCACTCCTGCCCCTCGAACTGCTCCAGGCTCAGCGACGTGTCTTCGCAAGCCTTCCAGCTTTCCATGTTGTAGAAGCCGGACTTGGCGCTCACCCAGAGGTTGAGGTGCTTCGTTTTGAAGGTGTTGGCAAAGCGTGCCGAGCGAATGGCCCTGGCCTGCTGACTCTCCAAGTACTCCTGAAACACTGACACGCCGTGGTTCGGGTTGGCCTTGGCCAGCATCTTCGGGTCGGTCCAGTCGTCCCCTTCGTCCAGCGTCCATATCCAGCCGAACAACTCTTCGTCCGGCACGGTGCCGGCCAGCATCTCAACGACCTGGCGGCGCTTGTCGTAACACGGCCCCTCGATGTCCGCACCCGCGGTGGTGATGATGAACATCAGCGGCTGACGCCGGGCGCCCATCCCCGTGAGCATGGTGTCGTACTGGGCCGACGTTGGGTGTTCGTGGTATTCGTCTACGATGGCGCAGCTTGGCGAAGCGCCGTCGCCCGGGTTGCCGATCAATGGTTCGAACCGGCTGAAGTCGGATGGGATGTTCATGTTCGAGGCGTTCACCTCGATCCCTGCGGCCTTAATCAGCATCGGTGACTTGCTGACCATGAGCTTCGCGGGCCGGAAAACCTCCCACGCTTGCTTCTCTGTGGTCGCGCCGGCGTATACCTCGGCACCAAATTCGCCATCGGCAACGAACATGCTGATGCCAACACCGCCGGCAACAACAGATTTTCCGTTCTTCCTGGGCACTTCCCAGTAGCTTTCACGGAACCGGCGGTGACCGCCCTTCTTCTTGACCCAGCCAAATGTCACAGCCAGGCCGAACAACTGCCATGGCTCCAGCGTGATCAGTTGACGCTTGAACGCCCACTCGCCCTTGGTGTGCGGGAGCAACTGCATTAGCTTGAGCTTTTTCTCTGCCTTCGCCGGATCGAACTTGAAACGGAAACCGCGCTTGCGGCTGGCGACCAGGTCGTCGAAGTGACGCTGCACTGCCTGGTGGATATAACGGCACGCAGGGACCTTACCGCGGAGCAACGACCGACCCCACGCCATTGCCTTGTCGACATTGGGGTGGGCAGATTTGGTCATCAGGTTCTCAGCAGGTTGGCAAATTCGTTGGTTTCTTTCTCCTTGTTGCCGCCGATCAGTCGTGTGCGGCTGGCAGGGTCCAGGCCCAGCATCGAACCGAACGTCACCATCTGGCGCATCGTTTCGTTAGCGGCTGTAAGCGCGGGGTTCTTCATAGGCCCACCGGTAGCGCCGGCAACAACGATTCCGTTCTTCTGGATCGATTCCTGCGCGAGTCGCCAGTTGTCGTAGGCGCTACAGAATGCCTCGACGTTATGCAGGTCCGTGATCGCCACCACGTTCTCGCGCAGCAACTCCGGAACAATCATGTTCCACATGGTGGCTGCCCGAGGACTGAACCAATCCGGCGGGTCGATCTGGGTGATCTTTGAAAACTGAGGTTCGGCTGTATTCAGCGCGCGCTTGCCAGGGTTTCCGGCGAGTAATTTTTTGGCCGTTGGCTTGGGTTTGCGACCACGGCCGGCGACCGTGGCGGTGCCTCCCATCGCGCAACTCCTGAATTTTTAATTTCGCGGGTGTAAGAAAAAGGCCAAGGGGACGGTCTAGCTCACGAAAACCCCGAACTTTTGACCCTCCCCCTCCCGTATTGAGAATCGATCTCACTAGGGCGCGCAGACCGGTCAATTCGCACGATTTCTCGATGGATTGCCCCAGCCGCCGTCCTCGGACGCCGTCTTCCTGCTGTGACAGGGGTGGCATAGGGCTTGCCAGTTCGAGCTATCCCAGAACACGGCCTTGTCGCCCTTGTGAGGCACGATGTGATCAAGATCGGTAGCTGCGACCACCAAGCCTTGGCGCTCGCACTCAGCACAAAGCGGGTGCTTGGCCAGGTAAGCCTTGCGGGCCTGCTGCCACTTGTAGCTGTACCCGCGCTGGGCGCTCGTCTCACGCTGCCGCTCGCGGCGCTTGGCCTCGACGCTCTTGCCGATGTCTGCGTGGTCGTCGCAGTAGCGTGGGTTGCGGGTCAACACGTTGCAGCCCTGAGCGTTGCACGGCTTCTTCGGCCTCAATGGCATCTCATGGTGTCCTGGTCGGAAGCTTAAAGTCGGTGACCCGATCAGCAATCGACCTGATCTTCTCGACACCCAGGAAGCCAACCCAGCCACCAACGAAGGTGGCCATGCTCTGGGGCAGCCCGAAGAACTCCAGACCGCTGATGATGGTTAGAGTCAGGCCGCCACACAGCACCCCCTCCACCAGCATCTGACGACGCGAGCCACCACCATAGGTGATGCGCAGCACGGCCATGGCGAACGACAGCCCGGCCGGGTAAAGGATCGGCGCATGCTGGCTCAGCCACGCAAGCATCAATGCCCAGGTGTCTGGCTTGTCTGGCATGTTTGGCATCTCGGGTTCCTCCCTCTCGGGGAGTGAATAGATCCGGCTCCAGCAGCACTCCCAGCTCGGAGCAATGGGTGTGGTGGAGCCGAAAACGAAAAGGCCTCGATCAATGTCGAGGCCCGCGATTGGTAACTGGCTGCCAGGCCTTCTTGGCCGCCTGAGTGATCTTCACTAGGCCGTCCTGCAGGATTTCCATGTGTGACGCCTTGACGATGATGTCAGGCATAAACCCAGGGTCTACCTCAATGCCAAGCCCCAGGCCGGCAGCAACGTATTTGCCATCCGCGCCTACTTTCATATTCACAACCCAGGAGGCGAGCCGTGGCGAAGCGATGGAGCCTTCCTTGATGAAGGCCTCGTTGATATAGGTGACCCCGTCAACAACGACGAAAGGCTTACTGGATTCCTTACGAGTCTTTCCGGAGTACACCGCTTTGGGGTCAACCCCTGAAACCGTTACCCGATCCGATGCTAACTCGAACTGCCCGGTAACTGGGTCGATTTTCCAGCCGGAAACGCCCGGCACATAGTCACTGGATTGGATGCTGCCGGGCATTTGCTGCGCTCCTGAAACGAAAAAGCCCCGGCATATGCCGAGGCTCAAGGAAGTGTAGAAAGCAAAAAGCCCAACTCAGGGTCGGGCTTTGCTCGCGGAAAAACCGCAAAGTAACTGAAATCTATATACAGGGACCGGGGGTGTCAAGCAGCCTGACGACGAATATCTAAAGCACCATCAATCCAGGCGATGCCGGCCTTCCATAGCCCGCGCGTCTTCTCTTCGCCGAAGCCCATCTTCTTGCCGACCTCCATTAGCGAACTATCGCGGGTGGTGTAGTACTTCATCAGCACCTGGCCGCATTCGGGGTAGCGCTTGAGCAGGCGACCCATTAAGCCATCGATCATCAGCGCATCGTCGTCGGTGATCATCGGCGACAGGATGGTGTTCTCGCGGGAGGCGCAGCAGGACACGCCCGAACCCAGGACAACCCAACGGCCCCAATGCTCCAGCAGATCCTCGGCGGTACGCTCTTTAAAGCTCGGTGTGAAGGCCATGGCTCAATCCCCTGTGTAGTTGGTGGCACCTGGGCCACGGCGGTTGTTCTCGCTGTATTGCGCTTCAGCACCGGCAGGCTTGAAGCAGTTGTGTTGCGCGATCTGTTGCTCGGCGGCCTGGAGCCGGATGCTCAGCTGGGTCACCAGCACCTCCAGTGGCAGTGCCTCACCGGTTTCAGCGGTGACCCAGCCCGAGGCGTTGCACTGCACGCAGGCCAGTTCATGGAAGACGCCCTTGATCACCGCCTTGCCACGGCATGCCGGGCACTTAGCCAGGTCGAGTTGGGCAGCGCGGAATGCTGGGCCGTGAGACTTCTTCATTTGGCCTCCAGCGCTGCTATTCGAGCCCTTAAAATATCCGCGCGGTGCATACCGAACTCCCTTGCCCGCGCGGTCGACTGAACCCATTCGGTTTTCTCAGTCCACACCATGTAGGCAGCTTCGAATCGAGCCAACCGCTTGTTCTCAGCGATCAGATTCAGAACCACGGCAGGAGTAGCAACCTCGCAGAATTCGATCAGCGAGCCTTGGGGGGTGTACATAGCACTCGTATCACCGAGGATTTCGCGAAGCTCGCATCCGCTGGCCTTGGCGGCTTCGGCCAACTGCTGTAGGCGGGCAAGGTCGGGGATTTGCGCTTTATTTTCCATTTTTAAACCTCGCCTATGGTTTGTCGTTGATTTGGCTAGAGGCCGCGCAATTCGTGGCCTCCACCGGAATGCGGGAAACTTCGCATAATGGCTCTGCAATGGTGTGGATCGCGACAAACCCACGCCCGTCTAACCATTCATGCCACTTCTCCAGCGCCTCTCGCTTGCCTGCCTCTACCCACGTGTGGATGTATGCCTGCACGTTGTGACCCATCGCGTGGTTAAGCAGTAGCTCGCCAATGAGGAAGTCCACTCCCAGATCCACCCAGCCTGTTCTGGCAACCTTGCGCAGGTCATGGCTTGTCCACTCGCCTCCTGCCAAGCGGGTAAACACGGCACATGCCTGGCTGTCGGTCAGTGGCTTGCCGCCACGGGAAGGGAATAGGTACTTGCCCTGGTAACCAGTGGCCGCCTGAGCCGCGTGATATCGCTTCAGCAACGCACATACCTGAAGGGTAAGAGGAAGGGTCAACTGGCACCGGGTCTTGGTGTGCTCAGCCGGGATATGCCACTGGCGCTCTTCGAAACTGAAATCAGACCATTCAGCCATCCGCGTTTCGCCGGCGCGCGAGCCATGGCACAGCATCATCAACGCCAACATTGCATCAGCCGGAGCCGAGTTGAACTTGGTCGCCAGACCCGCCAGTACCTCCTCCACCTGGACGTCACGCAGACGCGCGGCCTTGGGCTTGATTTTTGTTTTGGAGAAGTCGCTGAACCGGATCGCATTCATGGGGTTCGTCTGGATCAGCCCGAGACGTGCCGCCTGGCGAAACGCCAACACCAGCAATCGAAAGATCAGGCGCAGGTATTCAAGAGACAGCTCAGCCTGCAGTGGCCACATCAATCGCTGGTCGATCTCGGACTTGTTCACGCCGGACAGCAGGAGGTCGCCAAGGCGCGGGCGAAGATGCTTGCTCATCACCGATCGCGCAGTGGTCTTGCGTTTGGAGGACAGGTTACGGTCGCGGCCCATGCGATCGTCGAACCATTCAAGCAGCTGACCGACCGTCGCCCAGGTCCCTATCGCCGTGCCTGCCTCAGGCTCGGCGACCAAGCGAGCACGTACCGCCGGCAGGGCCGTTAGCATTTGTTTGGTATTCAGGTCGGGGAAATTCGCGATCTTGTTCCACGCGCTACTCACGACCAGGTACCAAGACCCTTTCGTGCGGTCCTTTTTGTACCGAAACCTGAACGCAGGTTGGCGGGCGTCCCGAAGGTCGCGCACCTCGCTGGCCGCATGGCGGCGAATCTCGGCATCAGAGAGAGTCACGGTTAATGTCTTGGGTTGAGTCATGCGGCAGCCCTGGTTTGAGGTTGAAGGAGATAGGCCCGGATCGCCTCAATGGCGTCGAAGTGCCCTCGGCAGACGATGGCCAGGTAACCCTGATCGGTCAGCGCCTGCAGGTATGCGTCCTGGGCCGGGGAGACGGCGGCGTCATACGGCGCCCGGGCCTTGAATTCGATGTACAGCCCGAAGTACCCGCCGCGGGCCATCGGCAGCACCAGGTCAGGCACGCCGGCCTTGACGCCCTGCTCTTTCAGCTTGATCGCCACCAGCTTGTGCCGGTGACCACCGTTCGGGACGTGGTAGATCAACTTGGCAGCGACCGGGTAGCGCAGGCTGATCTCTTTCATCAGCGCGGCCTGCTCCAGGCCCTCCCGGTCAACTGCCTTGGCGCGCACCGGCTTGACGCTGAAGGCCTTCGGGCTGAACTGTTTCAAAGCTTCACCTTCCCTTCGCGAATCAGGATGTCCTGGGTACGCATCACGCCATCGGCGAGGTAAAGACGCACGTCGTCATGGGTCAACTGCACCGGCGCGCGCAGGCGGCCGTCGGCGATGTCGTGGCAGTAACCGCACGCCCAGGCGGCCTGGAAGTCGTTCGGCTTCATGCCCATTCCGCAAGTTCCGGCCAGGCGGTAGTGAGCCAGGACTGTGGTGGATGGTTCGCATGAGCAGCCGGGAAACCGTACTTGGCACTCGCGATCGCGGGCGGCTTTGGTGAGTTTGCTCATCTGGAGCCACCTGCTAGCCGGGCGCGCAGTTCGGCGATAGCTCCCTTGCCGACTTCGGGAGTGATTCGGCCATCTACCTTGGCCGGCAGCGCCTTGGGCATTGACTGAAGCGGCAAGCCGTCGAGCAAGCGCCGAATAGTGATCGTGTAGTTCCGGTCGAACAGCTTCAGGCTCAGCGCGGCATCGAGCTTGTTCAGGCTCTCAAAACCGCATTCTTTGGCCGTGTGCCAGACAGCATCGTGCGACCACTTGCCCTGCCCCGCCATGCCTGGATGGGCGTTCCTCACGGCTTCACGGTGAGCCATTGCCAAGGGAGGCAGGCCGAGCATTTCCGGGGTCGGCTTGCACCATTCAATGAACTGACCAGGGCTCGGGATGAAGTCGGACACCTGCTTGCGCGCCTTGATCATGCCGAATTCGATCTGGCCCTGGGTGCGGATGCCTTCGTCGAGGAAGGCTTGCATCCACTGGACCTTGGCGGCTCGGTAGGTCTCCTTGTCCGGCCAGGCTTGGCGCCATGCTGAGCGAATGAGACGAAGCTCAGTGAACAGATCGTTGATAGCGACCGCCATCTGGCGTCGGCCTTCGTCCTGGGGCGCCTGGATCTCATCTTTCGGGATGAACTCACCGGCTGCGGGGTTAGCCCAAAGGCCCTGGGTAACGGCGGATACTTGCTTCATCACGATTGCACCCCGTTCTGCCAGTCGGTGTCGTCGTCATCGAAGTCCGATGCCGGTGCTGGCTTCTGACGTATCGGTGTGACGTTGGTGGCTGCAGCGCGGGCCTTGTCGTTGTTCACCCACTTGACCAGCATGCTCACCCACTCAGCCTGAGTGTTGACCTGGTGCTGTGGCTCGTAGTGTCCGGTGAATGCGACCCGCACCTCCTCGGTGAACAGGTCAAGCGACAGGCCACGATGAAAGGCGTAGGTTTTCAAGAGCTTTTCGTCCGGCACCCAGTCAAGGGTCATCTCGCTGGGCATGCGAGGGTCGACCGGCTCCCGCGCAGAGAGAGGGTTTTGATCTTCTCTTCTCTTCTCTTCTTTAGGTAACGCACCGCTAACGCTCGAAGCGTTACTTTTTCCGTTACTCGCCTTGTGGTTTGCCACTCGCTTTGCGGTAAGAAGCCTGTTTTTAGCGGTCTTCCCATTGTGGCGGTCGAAGTGCGGGAGGCTGATAACGCCGTCGATCTCGATCATCCAAGCAACAGATTTCATGTGTTCGCAGAAACCGATAACGCCAACGAGACGATCAAGTAACTTTTTGCTAACGCTCGGAGCGTTACCGTTCTCTGTTTGCTGGTCGAACCAGCCCCACACACGCATAAGCTTGCCGACGACAGCATCAGGGTCGATATCGGCCAAGTCAGCGATCTGGCAAACCTCGGGCTTATCCAGGGTGGTGAGTTCGAATTTTATCCAGTCGCCGGCCATTACAAAGCCTCCTGAAGGACTGTTGCGAGATGGGTGATGCCTTTGCGGGTGACCATGACCTGCTCGACCACCTTGAGATCTTCCTCGGAGCCCTTGCCTACCTTGACCAGCTTGTGCTCGAGCAGGCCGGCGGTGAGGCGGGGTTGGTACGCAGACCAGGCCGAGAACGCGGCGCGGCGATAGATCCAGCGGTTGTCGCTGAGCCACTTGAAGAGTTTGAGAGGGCCTATGCCGAGTTGCTTGGCAGCCGTGGTGATGCAGATCGAGCCGTGGGTACCGGACAGGCGCTCCAGGGCTTGAACCTTGGGCGCCTGCTGCTGGATGACCTGGTGCAGAGAGGCGTTCTGCTTGGCCTGATCGGCGGCGAGCTGGAGAGCTTCGGCGAAGTTGGTAGGCAGCGACATGGAGTGTCGCGACACCTTTTCTAGTTCCTGCAATCGTGTCACGACACGATGACGAAGAGGGATGCTGTAGCCGGTAAGCAAGGTCTCGGTCAGGACGCGATCTAGACGAACTTCCGAGGTGCGGCCGCGCTCGTCGGTGTATCGAACTGCCTGGCTCAGATCTGAGCCAGCCTTTTCGAGCGACTCAAGCATCACGTTCACATCCCTAAGGACGTTCTTGTGCTGCTTACCGGTGAGCTCAGCAATCTCCCGGCTCGACATGGTGACGGTATTGCTTGGAGCAACAATCGTGTTCATAATGGCCCCACAGTGTTTTACAAGTTGTTGAAAGAGCCGGGTTGCAGCCCGGCTTTTTTGTGCCTGAAATTCAGGCAGCCTTAAGCGATTCGCGCAGGACCTGCAGCGCGTCTATCGCTTCAAGGATTGCTTTCTCGCCCTGGGCTTTTTCGTGCTGGCTGATGTGGTTGTCCGCCGCAGCATCGAAAATCAATCGACCAACATCACCGCATTCCGCGGACAAGAGGCCCAGCGCGGCCATCAGCGGTTTTGCTTTCGGCTTTTCACGAGCAGCGAGGTCAAAACCGAATTGGTCAGCGAGCGCCATCAGCGGGCGCATATCTTGTGTGTGGAGCAGCACGCCAAACAGATGCTCGATCGTTAGGTGGTGCGCCGCGTTATCCGGGTTTGAACGCTGCAGAAGGCTCATGTGAGCCATGCACATTTTCCCTGCCAGCTCCTCTGCCCCGCTTTCCTTGATGGTGGTGTGGCAAGCCCTCAAGAAATTTTCCATTCGTAAAACCTCGATTTTGTTTCCGTGGATGCTCGCCACGGTGTGCGCGATCATTTGCCCTACGGATCAACGACAGGGACGACCTATGCAGCGGATTGTTTTTTGTCGGCCTTCAACTGGCCGTTGGTCACCAGCTCAAGCTGGTACTGGCGGAGCTGAGGAATTTCATCGCCCCACTGCCGGACCGCCTCGTATGTGATTCCGAGCGCTTTGGCCAAGGGAGCAATCCCTTTGAAATAATTGATAGCGTCGGCACGGTTCATGGCTGACTCCTTGTGATGTGCGCCAATTCAAGCATGCTTGTGTTTACTAAGCAAGCATGCTTGCCAAGCTAACTTGTAGATTGCTCGCATGAAAATTACTGATCGAATTACTGCCCTCGTCCGTGCTCGCAAGCCAGAGGTCGGCGCGCGCGGGTTCAAGCGCGACATAGCGACCACTTGCGGGGTCAGCTACGAGGCTGTGCGCCAGTGGTTTGCTGGTGATACAGGCAACATCAAGAATGAGAATTTGAAGGCGATCGCCGACGGCTACGACACGACAGTCGACTGGCTGCTGAGTGGGAAAGGCGAGCCGCCGCGTCGCATGACTCCAACCCGATCTGCCGAGGATTCTGGAAAGTCATCGGCCGACATCGTTCAGCAGATGCTGGCGAAGCACGGGAAGAATCTGTCTGATGCCGCAAAGCAGAAGATCGCAGAAGCCGTTGCTGAAACGGCCAACGAAGTAAAGTCTGGCAATGTCATCCCTGCGGATTTTTCAGGCCTTCGCGCCAGGGCCGACGAGGTTCTGATTCCTCAATACGACATCCGTGCCGCCATGGGCCATGGCCAGGTACCGCCAGATTACAGCGAGACGGTCCGCAACCTGATCGTGCGTGAGGACGTGTTGCGAGAGAAGGGTGTGACATTCACCACTTTGAACGCCCTCGCCGTGATTACTGGCTGGGGTCAGAGCATGGAAGGCACGATCAATGACAAGGATCCTGTCATTGTTGACCGTGGAGTGAATGAGTTCATCGGTGATGGGATCTATGTGATCACCTGGCACGGCCTGCTCTACATCAAGCGCCTGCAGATGTCCGACGAGGATCATTTTTGGCTGATCTCTGACAATGAGAAGCACAAGGACCAGCAGGCCAGGATCGACGACGTGACAATCCACGCGAAGGTTTTGCTGATTTGGAATGCCAGAAAAGCCTGACCTGACACAAAACAAGAAAGCCCGCCAATCGAGCGGGCTTTTTTGTGACCGCTAAAACGGTGCCGGATCCTCTGCCACAGATACATCATCAACCTCTAACGGTCGATCTTCGTCGCTCGCGGCCTCCCAGCGCAGAGTGATCGCCTCATCACCATCCTCGATGGTCATTTCGATACCGTCCGTATCTGATAGCACCAATAGCAACTCACTCCATTCCATCTGCCCGTCCGTGTCCAGGCGATGAATGGTAACCAGCCTGTTCAGTTGCGACGTCGGGTGATTGATCATCGACGAAACGCGCAGATTCAATCGCTCCATGCCCGTCATTGGCTTGGGCCCCGCCTCCTTCTTCTTATCCTGCTTTGCCATAAAACACCTCCTTTACTTATGCTGTATATCCATACAGTACAAAAAATAAATACAAGCGTGCTTGCATTCAATACACAAGCATGCTTTTATAAATGCAAGCCGACTTGCAATAGAAACACAAGCAGACGGTCAGGGCCTCAAGAGACCCACTGCTCTTTAACAGCCAGCGCAACAAACAACAGACCGCATTGCCTCTACCGGCGACCGGCGAGCGGACAGGCCCGAAAGCCTGCCAACGACAGGGAAAACCTTGTACGGCTGCTCGATGGTGAAACGCCAGAACCGAGTGAACGACCCGGCAAGCAATGCGCCCCGCCCCTTCCGGCGGCAGTAGGAGGGAAAGCATCACTTCTGCACCTTGGTAACAGGGTGCAGCGGGATGTCACCCAACCCAGAGGAATAACCATGTTAGGCAAATTGTTCGGCAAGAAATCCGGCCAGGCCCGTGCGGCAGTCGCCAAGCTGGCAAACCGCGACCTGATGGAAGCGGTTGTGTACGGCAGCATCTACGTTGCGGCCGCAGACGGCGACCTGGAAGAGAGCGAGCTGTCGAAGATCGAGACCATCCTGAGCAACAACCCAGCGCTCCAGGGCTTCGGCGCTGAGCTGTCCAACACCATCGACCGCGCCAAAACCGACTTCAAGTCAGGGGCTCGCATCCTGCGGCAGAACGCCGAGAAAGAGCTGGGCGACCTGGCTCACTCCCCGGCCGAAGCGCTGACCGTACTCAACGTGATGCTCACAGTGGCCGAGGCCGACGGCGAGATCGAACCGGCCGAGCTGACCGCCCTCGAGCGCAGCGCCAAGCTGCTGGGGCTGAATCTGAAAGACCACCTGTAAAGCATCACTTCTGCCCATTCAATGAGTGGGCAGCGGGATGACAACCGACGAGGAATCAAACATGCAAACAGCAGCGCAACAACAAATCACCATCCCTGAAATAGGCGCTGTATGGCCTGGTCAGGGCGGCATCTACGGTGGGATTCGCCAGTATCCAGAAGGTCTCTGCCACATCATCTACGCAGCCCAGGATGTACCTGGTCGTCACGAATACGGCGATTACGGCGTGGATGTCGATGCATTGAGCCGAACCGATGGCCGTGCCAATACCGAGATCCTGATCAGTCGAGACGGCAAGCACCCCGCCGCGATCGCAGTCACCGCGTACACCGCCGACGGGCATACCGACTTCTATCTGCCTTCCATTGGCGAGTTGCATCACGCCTGGCAGTTCGCTCCCGAGTCGTTCAGCGAGGAGTGGTACTACCTGTCGTCAACGCAGCGCTCCGCCGACTACGCCTACAGCATGGACTTTGACGATGGCTGGCTCAACGACGACGACAAGAGCAGCGAGCGGCTCGCGCGCCCTGTCCGCAGATTCCTTCAGTAATTCATTCCTTCAATTTTTTTCGAACAACCAGCGCCACGACAGCCTGTCGTTAACTGCCCGAGGCCCTGGTACTCCCCAGACCAGGCCGCATCGGATATAGCTCGGCACTCTGTCGTGATAGCAGGGTGGCCACCTTGTCCCGAGCCTGAGCGGATCTTGTCGCGGCGTAGACGGACAACACTCGGAGGGATTCGAGCTATATCCGATGCGGACGAACACCCGGCGCGCGCCGGCCACCTGCATTTCAACCCACCTAGAACGGAGGATTGGCAGCCATGTAAACAACAAACCCAGGCGCTCGACCGCCACCCCCTGCGTGACATAGGGAGGTCTATGTAACGCAACGAAAAGCCCAGTCCCTACTGGGCTTTTTTTCATCTCGCGTTTACCCGTCAGCACCCTCCCCTGGGCCCACCGGCACAGACCAGGCGGTCAGGGTGCTGACGAATACACGCAACCCACTGAGGTATCCACCATGCACGCATCAATTCAACAGCGCGTAGACGGGGTTGCGGCCCTGCACGTGCGCTCCCGCATCGCGACCGCCGAGTTCTACGCCCTGATCGGCAAGGAGGCGCCAGTGCAGAAGATTCGCTTTCAGATCCGCACCGCCGGCAAGGCTTACCACATCGTGGAGATCGCCACCGGTAAGGTAAAGGGCTTCCGCTGGACCTGGAAGGATGCCAGCAACTTTGCCCAGGAGTTGGAATCTCGGGCCGACGGCGTGAAGGTGACGCTGTCAGGCGGCGCGCAATGATCGGCGTACCGATGGACAACCCGAAAGACGCGGTAATCGCCGACCTCAACCGCCAGATTGATGCCTACTTCGGCGCGGGCAAGACCGCCCAGGTCATCCCGAGCGGCGTCAGCGCTGATGGTCCTTTCAATGGCACCACCGCTCACCACGAACGCCTGCGTGCCCAGCGTGACAAGCTGGCACCGTCGGTACGCGCCGAGGCCGCCAAGGGCGTCGTAGCCAGCGTGGCAGCAAAGAACCTGGGCATGCACATCAAGCGCGTGATGCTGATCGCCCAGGAGAACGGCTTCAAGTTCGCCGACACCCCATGAGGCGCATCAGCAAGATCACCGCCGCGCGGCGCCGGCCTGCATGGCTGGCAATCCAGGCAAGTGGAATCGAAGAGGTAGGCCATGGCCGAGGAAGAGCAGCAACCGACGGCGGAAGCGCTGAAGCAGCGCCGCAAGCGCGAGAAGGCAGCGGCGAAGGACGCAGCATTGGGCGTCGAGAAATTTACGATTGAGGTTGCAGGCATCTTCAAGAAGGACCTCAAGCGCCTGATGAAGCAGCACGGCTTCAACAACCAGCAGGAGGTGCATCAGACCCTGCTGCGCAACGTGATCGCTGCCGACTTCGAAACCGCGGCGCAGATGCTCAAGTGTGTCACGACACCTTTTGACGTTACCGAAAAGGTGTCGCGGCTAATCCGGGCGGCGGGCCTGAAGTCGCTTGTCGACGACCCGCCAGAGCCTGAAGACGAAATCGAAACACCCGCTTAACCAACCCTACACGCTGCATCCGGAACCCGGAGGGCGGCGCTTACCCGGAGCAAACCCATGACCAAGCAAGCACAGCAAACAGTACTCGCCGCCGAACTCCCTGAGCGCGGCCAACCTCTGGCCGGCGGTGTGTTCGTAACCCGCTACTGGCTTAACGGCGCAGAGCGCGCCCTGATCCTTCTGCCTGACGAGCTCAACGGTGTCTGGGGCGAGTATGGCGTAAAGATCGAAGGCGCCGGCAGCTACAGCGACGGAGAAGCGAACACCCGCGCCATGGCCGAGGCCGGCAGCGAGATCGCCGTAAAAGCGCTGGAACTGGACGGCTTTATTCCGTCCTGCCTCGAAGGCCAACTGCTGATGGCAGCCAAGGCTGATGGCCTGGTGGAACTTCGCGATGATCGCTATCACTGGCTGAGCACGCAGCGCTCCGCCAACTACGCCTACGGCCTGGACTTTGGAGATGGCTGGCTCGGCGACAGCGGCAAGACCCTCGAGCGGCTCGCGCGCCCTGTCCGCAGCCTCCCTATTCAGTAATTCATTTCTTCATTGATTTTTCGCAGGTGATTCCCGGGAGCGCCAGGACGGCGCTCAGACCAGAAGCTCGTCGGGAAGCGCCGGCTACCTGCACCCTTATCTCGCTCACAGGAGCATCCCATGCAAGCAAATCAACTGACAACCTACACCCGCGGCGATCTGATGATCAGCAGCCCGGATGAAGCTGTAGTGCTGAAGCTGGCAACGCTGGCTATCACCGCCGCGCCGGCTATTGCGGCAAGCGGCATCCCAGCCATCGGCGAATACTGGCCCGGTGAGGGCGGTGTGAACGGCGGCCTGTTCCCTGGCGGCGAAAAGCCCTACTACCTGATTGTGCCGACCGGAAGCGATGCAGAGGCGACCCATGAGTGGGGTGGCTACGGCGAAGAACTTGGCGGCGCCAAATCACCATGGGACGGCCAGGCGAACACCGCTTACCTCGCTAGCAGCAACCGGGAGCACGACCACCCTGCCGCCCAGTTCTGTGCAGCCTTCGAGCGTGATGGGCACAAGGACTTCTACCTCATGGCTCGGCGCGAGGCTTACTTCCTCGAAATCACCGTGCCGGATGTTTTCACCCAGGCGTACCACTGGACCAGCTCGCAGCGCTCCGCCAACGACGCCTACCTCATGGACTTTGTAGGTGGCTGGCTCATCAGCCTCGGCAAGAGCGACGAGCGGCTCGCGCGCCCTGTCCGCAGAAAGTTTATTTGATCATTCAATTCTTCATTCATGGGCGCGATAGCGCCCTTGCTTTTTGGGAGGCCAGGGATGGCGCTGCATACGGATTTGGAAATCCACAAGGTGGCCGAGGAGTTGCTCGGGCTTTCGCTTGACCTGGTGCGCAATATCCCGCGCGACCTGAAACAGGTTGTCGGGGCAAAAATCCGTGACGAGTGCCTACAGGTCCTGGTACTGATCGGCCGGGCCAATATGACCCGGGACAAGCTGCCCCACATCAACCTCCTGCTCGAAAGCATTTGGATGCTCAACTACCTGCTGCGCGCCCTCACCAACCGAGGGTTGATCAGCAAGGGGCAGCACGCCAAAGCAATGATGATGACGGCCTCAATAGGCCGCCAGGCCAACGCCTGGAAGAAATCCGCAGCCGCGCCCGCTGCTTGAGGGTCAAGGCCCTCTTGCCTGTGCGCTAAATCTGGTCGAGCCGCTGACCTCTGGGTCACCGCCATGCGCAAAAACAGATACCGCCGGTCTAAAGCGTCCGCGTAGGTCTGGCGCAGTTTCCAAGCTGATCGGCGCCGCCTTCGGTTTGGCGATGTAGATAGCTCGACAGGTCGCAGCGCTCCGCCAACAACGCCTACAACATGGACTTTGAAGATGGCTGGCTCAACAACAACGACAAGAACAACGAGCGGCTCGCGCGCCCTGTCCGCAGATTTAAGTGTTGCCCCCTTCCAGTTCGAGGATCTCGTCCAGGCTTACTACGACTGCCGACGCAACAAGCGGAACTCCGCAAGTGCCCGGCTGTTCGAGAAGGACATGGAGATCAACTTGCTGGAGCTGCACGACGACCTGATTGCCGGCACTTACCGGCCAGGCCGATCCATCTGTTTCGTGGTCACCCGACCAAAAGCCCGCGAGGTATGGGCGGCAGCCTTTCGGGACCGTGTCGTCCACCACCTGCTGTACAACCATGTGGCACCGCGCTTCTACGCCAGCTTCATAGCGGACAGTTGCGCATGCATTCCAGGGCGCGGCACGCTTTACGCAGCCAAGCGCCTTGAGTCGAAGATCCGCAGCGCCAGCGAGAACTGGTCGAAGCCGATCTTCTACCTGAAGTGCGACCTGGCCAACTTCTTCGTCGCCATCGACAAGGCGGTGCTGCGCAAGCAGCTGGAAGCCAGGATCACCGAACCCTGGTGGTTGGCACTGGCCACGCAGATCCTCATGCACGACCCTCGCGAGGATTACGAGACCCGCAGCCCCGCGCACCTGTTCAACCGGGTGCCGCAGCACAAGCGCCTGGTTGCGCAGCCCGCGCGCCTCGGCCTGCCGATCGGCAACCTGTCGTCGCAGTTCTTCGCCAACGTCTACCTCGACGCCCTGGACCAGTTCGCCAAGCACACGCTGCGCGCCAAGCACTACATTCGCTACGTGGATGACTTCGTATTCCTGCACGAGTCGCCACAGCAGCTCAATCAGTGGTTGGCCGAGGTCGAAGCGTTCCTGCCCAGGCTCGGCGCCAAACTGAACCCGACCAAGACGATCCTGCAGCCCGTGGACCGCGGCGTCGACTTCGTTGGGCATGTGATCAAGCCTTGGCGGCGCTCAACTCGCAAGCGGTCGCTTGCCCAGGCGCTGAAGCGAACAGCCGAGGCACCGGCCGAGGATCTTCGTGAGACCGCCAACAGCTACTTCGGCCTGCTCAGCCAGGCCAGCCATAGCCATAACGACCGGGCAGCACTCGCTCGGGTCGTGCTGAAGCGCGGCAACAGCGTCAACGCGGCGCTGACCAAGACCTACCAGAAGAAATAGCCCACCCTTTTTTACCGAATAACGCTCAACGCGAGGATCTCCTATGTCCGCACAACAGAAGAAACACCCCTTCGATTTCAAAACCCAATATGGACTCGGCTTCAACCCTCAGGACGATGAGATCGTTGTCGACTTCTTCTGCGGTGGTGGCGGCGCCGGTACCGGCCTGGAGATGGGCCTGGGCCGTGCGGTGAATGTGGCGAAGAATCACAGCCCTCAGGCCATCAGCATGCACACCATGAACCACCCAGGCGCCCAACACTTCACCACCGACGTGTTCGAGGGTGATCCGGATACCGAGTGCGGCGGCCGCGCGGTCGGCTGGTTCCACATGTCGCCGGACTGCACCCATCACAGCCAGGCGGCCGGCGGCCAGCCGCGCAAGCGCGAGATCCGCAACCTGTCGTGGATCGGCTTGAAGTGGGCGGGTATGAAACGGCCCCGCGTGATCAGCCTGGAGAACGTGAAGCAGATACTCCAGTGGGGCCGACTGATCGCCAAGCGCGACAAGGCCACCGGTCGCGTGGTGAAGCTCAGTGGCGGGATTGCTGCACCTGGTGAGGTTGTGCCTGTGGGCCAGCAGTTCCTGATTCCAGACCCGAAGCAACGCGGACGCACCTGGCGCCGTTTCGTAGCCCTGCTGGAAGGCATGGGCTACGTCGTTGAGTGGAAGGTGATCAGGGCGTGCGACTTCGGCGCGCCAACCAGCCGGGAAAGACTGTTCATGATCGCCCGGTGCGACGGTCAGCCGATCGTGTGGCCTGAGCCAACTCACGCGAAGAACCCGGTCAAAGGCCAGCAGAAGTGGAAGACCGCCGCTGACTGCATCGATTTCAGCGACCTTGGCAAAAGCATCTTCGGCCGCAAGAAAGACCTAGCCCCGGCCACCCTGCGCCGCGTAGCCAAGGGCATGAAGAAGTTCGTTATCGACAGCGCGGCCCCGTTCATTGTGCCGATCGCCAACTGGTCGGGAGAGACAGTACAGTCGGCCGGCGAGCCGCTGCGCACAATCACCTCCTACCCAAAGGGCGGCGCCTTCTCGGTGGTCAGCCCGATCATTGCCCCGGCAACACACCAGGGCAGCGACCGCATCAATGACCCGCTTGAGCCGCTGCCGACGGTGACCTGCGCAAACCGTGGCGAGCTGACACTGATCAGCCCTGTGATGGTTGGGGCCGGCGGCCCGGTCTACGCCGGGCACCCGGTAGCAGCGGATAAGCCAGTCGGCACGCTCATGACTCGCAGTCACCGCGCGATCGCAGCGGCGCACCTGGTGAAGTTCCGTTTCGATGACGCGGGCAAGGCGCTGGACGAGCCATTGCCGACCATCACCAGCGGCGGCAACTATCAGCGCCCGGCCGGTGCCGCTCACGCCATGGGCATCTCCACGGTGTTCATGGCCCAGATGAATGGCGGCTTCAACACCACCGACGCCAAGAGCATTGAAGACCCGATGACCACGGTGACCAACACCGGCAGCCAGCAGCAGCTGGTGGCGGCAAACCTGGTCCACTTGCGCGGCAACTGTGATGCGCGCGACTTGAACGACCCGCTGCACACCGTCAGCGCCGGCGGCCAGCACCACGGGCTGGTCAGCGCATTCATGGAGCGGGCATTCGGCGGCAGTGTTGGCCAGGGTCTGGAAGAACCCGCGCCGACCATCACCGCCGGTGGCGGCGGCAAGAGTTCTTTGGTGTCGCTCACCCTGTCACCGGAACACGAAGCCGGCGCCCTGCGGGTCGCTGCGTTTCTGATCAGCTACTACGGCACCGAGAACATCAGCGCTTGCGATGCGCCCGCGCCGACCATCACCACCAAGGACCGCCTCGCAATGGTCACCGTAATGGTGAAAGGCACGCCATACGTGATCGTCGACATCTGCTTGCGGATGCTGAAACCCACGGAGCTGTACAAGGCTCAGGGCTTCCCGGCCGACTACATCATCAGCCACGGCGCCGACGGCGAGTCGTTCACCAAGACCCAGCAGGTTCACATGTGCGGCAACAGCGTCAGCCCGCCACCGATGGCCGCGCTGGCACGGGCGAACGATCCATGGCGCGCTGAAGAACGCCAAGCTCGTGCCGCATAACGTCCCCAACTCCCCCACCCCCAACATGCCTGCCGATGAGCGGCGGGCGAGGTATTCCTATGTCAGCAGTTCAGCGTTTCCACGAAGCAGCCAACGACGCACTGGTCAAACTCAGCGGGTACTGCCTGCCGGGCGCCAAGTTGGCCCTGGTAATTGTCACCCCGGGCGAGCCAGAGCGGGACATCGTCCTTGAAGATCAGGGTCTCGATAAAAACGAGGTGGTCAGCGCACTGCGCCGGCGCGGGCTGAGCATCGACGGCGACAACGCCTACAAGCGCGATCTGTGCGACACGATTTTCGGGGCTCTTGCCTTCGGCTCCCAAAACACCAACCCGCCGCCGGCAGATCACTGGGGCCAGCGCTTCTGGGATGTCGGCCGGGAGGAACGCGCAATGCAGGAAGAGCTGCTCGAAAGCCTATCCAACTTGGTAGGCCTGGCAAAACTCGGCGCCGCCCGGCTCGACAAGTACCACGCGGCCCTTGCCCACGCCGAAGCGGTAATCGCCAAAGCCACCCGCTAACCCACCTTCTGCCGCCCAGCGCGGCAAGGACACCCCATGTTCGCAACGAAACTCACCCTGATCCTGCTGGGCGCTTTGCTGTACCTGACCGGCACCAGTTGCTGGATCTTCTGGATCGGCCCCGGACTGGTCATGGACGGAGAGATATCTGACCTCCTGTACGCATTCGCCGGCACCTGTGCCTGGATGCTGATCACCTTCGGCCTGGTCATCCACATCATCAAGACAGCGCGGCCCACCGCGGGCGGCGGGAGGTAGTTATGGCAGCAGCAGAGCAGATACCCGTCGAGTACCTGTCCGACAAAATCGCTGAGAAGAACTTCGCGGAGATGGTCGGGACAACGCGGCGCGCGCTCCAGGGCAAGCGCCAGCGCAACATCATCCCGAAAGGGGTGTGGAACGAAATCGATGGTCAGATTTACTACAGCATCAGGAGATATGAGGCATGGCTAGAAAGCCTTTGGGATTGCCCGCCGGAGTTGAATTCGCAGGCCAGTCAGTCCGCATTCGCTTCACATGGAAGTTCCGGCGCTGCGAGACCCTCGCCTATTCCCAAACGCCAAAAGGCGTTAAAGCAGCAGCCGATCTACGTGCTACGGTAATAAGCCTTATCAAGCACGGCGTGATGGACGATCAGCGGTACGCCGAGCTATTCCCAAATTCCACCTACTCCACCTATTCCGCCACACCACTGTTCGGCGGTTACGCCCAGACCTGGCTCGATAGCCGGGAGGTAGTGGGGGGCACTCGGAAAAACTACCGGATATCCCTCACCTTATATTGGATGCCGCACCTGGCGCTGCTACCAATAGATCAGATCAGTTCGGCAATGATCCGAAAAATCGTAGGCGAGACACCCTGGAAGTCACCGACGGTAAAACGATCGGCGATCCAGCGGCTGCATACGATGTTCGAATGCGCGGTGAACGATGAGCTGATCACCAGGAACCCGGTAGGATCAATTGAACTGCCTGTGAAGGCGAAGAAACCAGTGGACCCTTTCACAGTAGCGGAGGCGGATTTGATCATCTGGCACCTTTATGAGGTGCTGACCGGTTCAATGCGGGTATACGCGGCCTACTTTGAGTTCGCGTTTTATACCGGCATGCGGCCTGGGGAGATAGCGGCGTTGCGCTGGGATGAGGTGGATACGGAGGGGCGTGTCGCCAACGTGTGCAGAATCGTCGCTGACTACAAGATCGAGGAGCGCACGAAAACGCGTGAAACACGGCGAGTCATGCTGAACAGTCGGGCGCTAAATGCGATTGAGGAGGCCAAGAGCGTGGCCGAGTTGAGGGCGAAACAGAGCCGGCGCCAGCACAAACAGGCGTCTTACGTTTTCCCGCCGACCAAGAACTTCGAGTTCATTCAACAGGCCAGCGTGACCGACAAGCACTTCAAGGCGGCACTGGTCGCGCTGAAGGTCAGGGCCAGACGGCAATACAACTGCCGCCACACTTACGCTACCATGTGCTTAATGGCAGGCATGAACCTTGGGTTCATCGCTAATCAGCTCGGTCACAGCGTGCAAATGCTGCTGACGACTTACGCCCGATGGATCAACTCCAGTGAAGACTGGAGCGAAGTCGGGAAGCTTGAGCAAAGCCTGATTGGTACAAAATTGGTACAGGCAGAAACCGTACCCCTCTAG